AAGACCTATCACAACCAAGTTTTTAAAATAAAACAAACAGAATCAGGTTTGCTAAAAGCGTTAGAAAAGCCAGATACTTTTGACCCACCTGAAAATGATAATTTTGAAAGAGTTTCAAGATCAATAGAAGTTTTATACACTGGTGCTAAAGTTTTAGGAACTAATACTATATTAAAGTGGGAATTGGCTGACAATATGTCTAGACCAATGGCTGATACAACTAAGGTTGAAATGAACTACACGATATGTGCTCCTAGAATGTATAAGGGACGCATAGAATCTGTTGTAAGCAAATGTGTTGGGTTTGCAGATATGATTCAACTAACACATCTTAAATTGCAACAGGTAATGTCTAGAATGGTACCAGACGGTGTTTATTTAGATATGGATGGTTTAGCTGAGGTTGATCTCGGTAATGGTACTAACTATAACCCTGCAGAGGCTTTGAATATGTATTTCCAAACTGGTTCTATAGTAGGTAGATCAATGACGCAAGACGGTGATATGAATCCAGGTAAAGTACCTATTCAAGAACTCAATAGCTCTAGTGGTCTGGGTAAAATACAAGCGCTTATACAAACGTATCAATATTATTTACAAATGATACGCGATGTGACCGGATTAAACGAAGCTAGAGATGGAAGCACGCAAGATAAAAATTCATTAGTAGGTCTTCAAAAAATGGCCGCCAACGCATCTAACGTTGCAACTAGACATATTAAACAAGCTAGTTTATACCTTACATTAAAACTAGCAGAAAACGTATCTCTAAAAATAGCAGACGCTTTAAGCTTTCCACTGACAGCTGAATCACTTAAAAACTCTATATCGACTTTTAATGTTGAAACATTACAGCAAGTTATTGATTTAAACTTATATGACTTTGGTATATTCTTAGAGTTAGAGCCAGATGACGAAGAGCAAGCTAAGTTAGAAGAGAACATACAGGTTGCATTGGGTCAAGGTGGTATAGACCTAGAAGACGCTATAGATTTAAGACAAATTAAAAATCTTAAACTAGCTAATCAAATGCTTAAGGTTAAGCGTAAGCAAAAAGCTATTCAAGACCAAGCTAATCAACAAGCTAATATACAAGCTCAAGCAGCTGCACAAGCGGAGACTGCTGAAAAAACAGCTATGGCTGAAGTTCAAAAACAAGAAGCTATATCAGGTTCTAAGGTTCAGTACGAACAAGCTAGAACTCAAATGGAAATAAACAAAATGCAAATAGCAGCTGATTTAGAAAAAATTAAAATGCAGCAAAAGTTTGAATACGATATGCAACTAAAGCAATTAGAGGTTCAAGCTATGCAGCAGAAAGAAGCAGCTATAGAAGATAGAAAAGATAAACGTAGCAAAATGGAAGCTACACAACAAAGTGAAATGATAAGCCAAAGACAAAACGATAGCTTACCTAAGGACTTTGAAAACGAACCCGATATGGGTATGCAAGCTTTCATGTAGAAAGTAACAACTATTTAATTATATTATATTATGTCAGAAGTAAAAACAAATGAACCTGTTAAGCAGGAAGGTGAGTTTAAACTTAAAAAGAAAACTCCAAAAAAATTAACAAAACCAAGTGACGAACCTGTTAAGGTCAACATTAAAGAGCCTTTAGTGGAGATCCCAGAAGAAGTTACCAAGGTGGTAATACCAAAAGAAGATGCCATTCAAGTCGGAGAAACAAAGGAGGTTCTTGTGGAAGAACTACCCGGAGATAGCATTAAAGTGGGAGAACAAGTACAAGAGCCCAGCGAAGCTACTGAAGAATTTACACCAATCAAAGAAGTTGAAGTAACTAAAGTAGAAGCTGAGGTAAAAGAGGCTTTAAGAGATGAGAAGGTGTTAGGTAAGCAGTTACCTGAAAACATCGAAAAACTAGTTAGCTTCATGGAAGATACTGGTGGAACCGTGGAGGATTATGTAAGATTGAATGCAGATTACTCTAATGTAGATGAAAAAACATTATTAAAAGAGTATTACAAAAAAAATAAGCCTTATTTAGATAATTCAGATGTAGAACTTCTTTTAGAAGATTTTGAATATGATGAAGATTTAGATGAGGACAAAGATATACGCAAAAAGAAACTTGCGTTTAAAGAAGAAGTTGCAAAAGCTAAAGGCTTTTTAGAGGAAACAAAGGCTAAGTACTACGATGAAATCAAGTTGAGATCAAGCGTAAATCCTGAAACTCAAAAAGCTACAGACTTTTTCAACCGATATAATAAGCAACAAGAAATAGCTCAGCAACAACACGAGCGATTTAAAGAAAGTACTAAAAAACTTTTCAGTGATGGTTTCGAAGGTTTCGATATCAAAGTCGGTGATAAGAACTATAAGTACAATATTCAAAATCGTGAAAAAGTTGCAGAAAATCAATCAAACATTAATAACCTTGTCGGGAAGTTCCTAGACTCTGATGGTAATATTAGTGACGCGAAAGGTTATCACAAAGCTATGTACGCTGCTGATAACGTAGATAAGATCGCTGCTCATTTTTACGAGCAAGGAAAAGCCGAAGCAATTAAAGAAGTTATGAACAAATCCAAAAACTTAAGTGAAACCAAAGCTAGGTCCTCACAAGGAGATGTTTTTATAAACGGATTTAAAGTTAAAGCTATTTCTGGTGCTGATTCTACAAAACTAAAAGTAAAAACAAGAAAATTTAACTAAAAAAACTAAAAATTATGGCGAGTACTTTAACTCCAACATTTGGTAGTATTATCCCGAGTCAAAAGCAGGAATTGCTAAACTCTAACTACCTACAATTTAACAGTAGCGCTGCAGGCGATACTAATACATTTGCACAACAATACTTACCAGAGATCTACGAACAAGAAGTAGAGCGTTACGGAAACCGTACTTTATCTGGATTTTTACGTATGGTTGGCGCTGAAATGCCAATGACTTCTGATCAAGTAATTTGGTCTGAGCAAAACAGATTACACATCTCTTACGATGGATGTACTCTTGATTCTGTTACTGTCATTAATCTTGAAACTAACGGAACAACTATTCAAAACGTTATATCTCCAAGAGCTACTGTTGTAGTATTGGATCCAACTACTGGATTAGAAGCTAAATGTTTAGTGACTGACTCTGACACATCACTAGGTACAATTACTATACAACCTTACACTGTTGCAGATCTTACAGGATTTACAGCTACTGGATTGAAAGTTTTTGTATACGGTTCTGAATACCAAAAAGGTGGATCTATTTCAGCTAGTTCAGTAGGTGCTAACACTGGAACTCAGTATGTAAGTGTTGATCCTCAATTCACACAATACTCTAATTCACCAATTATCCTTAAAAGCCAATATGTAGTATCTGGATCTGATATGGCTCAAATTGGATGGGTTGAAGTTGCTACTGAAGACGGGACATCTGGATACTTATGGTATTTAAAAGCTGAATCTGAAACTCGTTTACGTTTTGAAGATTACTTAGAAACATCTATGATTGAAGGCGAGAAAGTTGGTGCTGCATCTGCTATCACTACTGGAAAAGGAACTGAAGGTTTATTCGCTGCTATTAACGCACGTGGTAACGTAAACGTAGGTTTTACAGCTACTGATGGATTGGCTGATTTTGACAATATCTTAAAGAACTTAGATACTCAAGGTGCTATTGAAGAAAACATGTTATTCTTACAGAGACAAACAGCTCTTGATTTTGATGATATGTTAGCTGCTCTTTCTGTAGGTTCTGCCGGTGGTACTGGTTTTGGATTATTTGAAAACTCAGAAGAAATGGCTTTAAACTTAGGATTTAGCGGTTTCCGTAGAGGATCTTACGATTTCTATAAGACTGACTGGAAATATCTTAACGATGCTTCTACTCGTGGTGGAGCAGGTGGTAGTAACTCTATCGAAGGTGTATTAATTCCTGCTGGAACTTCTACAGTCTACGATCAAATCTTAGGAACTAACATCCGTCGACCATTCTTACACGTGCGATACAGAGCTTCACAAGCTGATGATCGTCGTATGAAGTCTTGGTTAACTGGTTCTGCTGGAGGCGCATTTACTTCAACTCTTGATGCTATGGAAGTAAACTTCCTATCTGAAAGATGTTTAGTAACTCAAGCTGCTAA